TTTACTTTTAAACAACTTTAGTTTGTTTCGTTTAGTACACACTGAGTCATAGAGGACTTTTTATGTCTTACGCTAAGAAGGCGCTTGCTGTAGCGTCTGCTCTTTTAATGGGAGCACCAACCGCATTTGCTGATACGATTTCTGGTACAGATTTTGAGGGGGGAACACTATCTGGATGGAATGTTGGATCTCAACCAGGAAATCTAACAAACGGAACAATCACTGGTAACGGAACTGGTGTCACCGCAATCAATGGTTCAGTAACATTTAATGCGCCTTCTCATGGCGCGGTAGGAAGTCCTACTCTTCAAGATGGATCGCCAAATCCATATCATGCCCCAGCAACAACACCAACAACTTGGACATTCTCTCCATATGGAACTGCTGGTGCTGCATTACAACCAACAGGTTCAACAACATTTGATGCAGCAACTTCTGCATTAGGTCTTACATCTGCAGAAAATCAAGCAATAAAAACAAAACTTCAGCAAGACCAACAAGCATCGGGACTAGGAAATCCCAATCCAACTAATGCTGCTTGGATAACTCAAAATGTAAATCTTGATGCTGGAACTACTTACACGATGTCTTGGAACTATATTGGAACTGATTATGTTCCATTTAACGATGGTTCTATCACATCTCTTGTTTATCAGGGAACTGGTTCTACTCCAGTCGTAACTGTCAATAACTATGTTCAGAACTATGCTCTACTTGGATTTACCAATCCAGGAACAGGAGATTACTCAACAGGAACCTATGGTTCTACTGGATGGCAAAATTCAACATATCAAGTTGATGTAACTGGTGCTTACCTATTAGGATTTGCTGTTTTCAATCTTGGGGATACTGCACTATCACCAGTTCTTTTAGTTGATAGTCAACCAGGAACTACATTAGCAAATGGACAACCATTTGGTGCTGTTGCTCCCAACAATCCAAATGCTCCCACAGTAAATCCAACCCCACCCACACCTCCAACTCCAACTCCAACACCACCACCTGCTCCAACAGTAACTGGAACATCTACAACAGATCAGGTATCAACATCTTCATCAACTTCAAATGTTGTAGTAACAGCTCAGGTTACTTATAATGTAAGCAATCTTGACGGTAATGGATATGGAGTAGTTCAGAACTATACTGATACTGTAGAAACTACAACTCCAGTTACAACAACCACTACAACTACAACTCCAGTTACAACCACCACATATTCTGATGGTTCTACAACCACATCAAATGGAACGCCAGTTGTAACTAGTTCAACGTCTAATGGACCTTCTACATCGCAAGTAACGGCAACAGTTCTAAACTATACATCAACGATTGCTCCTTCCGTTTCTTCTGCGATTGCCGCTTCTCAAACACTTCCAGCAGTTACAACCAAAGTATATAATTTTGAAGCAAGTGAATCTAGTGGAAAACAACAAATCAAAAAACAAACGGTGACAACTGTAACCACTCCAATGGTTACTACCACAACTACAACTCCAGTTACCACAACTGTTTATGCTGATGGAACAACAACCGTAATTGACGGAACTCCATCATATTCTTATGCTTATTCTAATGATGTTGCAGTATCAGATTCTTATGATTTTTACTTTGGTAGAGTGGATCAGTTAGAAGTTCTTGATGGAATTAATGATGGTATTAATGGACTTTTGAATCATGAACCAACCGCAGGTAATCAAAGATTAAGAGTATTTGAGAATAACAGATTTGTTCAGTCTTATAATGCTGATGGTTATAATGCTGATTCTAAAATCTTCGGTGGTGGGTTTGAGTTTGATGTAACCAAAGGTTGGACTCTTGGTGCTCAGTATAATAGAGTTAACATAAACCTCAATGGCGTTGACTCAAGCACACAACAGAACAAAGACCATTTCGGCATATTCAGTGAACTCAGAGGTAATACACTGACTCTGAATACCAATGCTGCGATTGCGAATAGCAACTATAAGTACAACAGAAATGTAGAAGGTGTCTTTAATAATGCTGGTGAAACAACAGGAACCGAGTGGTGGGTTTCTAATCGTTTATATTGGCATCTTAATAAAGCAGTAAAACCATTTATTGGTTATACTGTTCAAAATGTAAGAAGAAACGCTTACAACGAAACTGGTTCTATTGAGTCTGCAAGAAGTGTTGATGGTCACAATCAAACAACACATGTTGGTGAAGCAGGACTTAAATTAGAAACTCGTTTTGGTGGCAAGAAGAAAGATTTATTTGGTGTCAGTGTAGAAGGTGCTTATGGAACTGATAGTTCTTATGGTGTAAGTGCTTCTCTGGATTATAAAGAAATATTATTTGTTGAGGGTTCTCATGGCGTAAACAATGGAGTTACTAACAATTCTGTTGCTGCAAAAGTCAAGTTTAAGTTCTAAAAACCTAAATAAGAAGTACATCAATCATCAGGACTGATGGAAAAGAAAAAGGAAAACGCTATGGGACAATTGATTCGTATTTCGATTTTGAGTTGGTCTGCCGCACTTCTGACAGCATCGTATGCTGGGCTTCTTGCTAAAATGGATCCAACTTTTATCGCAACCGTTTTTACTGCCTCCGCTGCAACCTTTGGAATTAACACCATGAAGAAAGGTGGAGATGATGATGACCAAAAAGAGGAACCACGTAGGGAAGAAGTAGTTGCTGCTGCTCCACCAGAACCAGAAGCACCAGAAACTCTTGAAGCAAGAGTTGAAGCACTTGAAACTAAGGTGGAAGATGGTGAAGGTTACGTTCAACCCCGCACAGGAGCATAATGTCCAAGTCTGCTAATAAAGGTAAGAAAGGTTCTGCTGGAGGAAAACAATCCAAGCAGAACCAGGGTAATGCTACTGCGAATAAAGCAAAGAACGGTGGTAAGAAAAAATGATTTATGAGGTATTATGCCACGCGAATGGAATACTCCAATTCGGGAACCCTGGAATCCTGTAATTAAAAAGTGCCTTGATGCTGTCGATGAACACATCAAGGCATATATTAAATCGGGAGATGACTGGCACTTATCACAAGCAGAAATATTAAGAAAATATGTAAAAGATTTGAAGGTCTGGATACATAAACAAGAGGGAAGAGAATGAAGAAACTCTTTGCAGCATTTGGTTTATCATTAACTCTGGCATTTCCCGCATTTGCTAGTTCATTAGAAAAGAAACAACCAACAGTTCCAGCATACAGCCTTGCAGCGATGGGTTGTATGATACTCAGAGAATGTACAGAAGGAGTCGAACAACTTACACCAGAATCTGCATTTTTATCTGGTAAAGAGTTTGATACCTTTCGATCCGAAATCAAATCTATTCTAGTAGCACTCAACAAATTGGATGTCCCAGTTTATGTTGGTCCTAGTAGATACTTTACACCAAGAACGATAGGTTTATATAAACCAGAATATAATCGTTTCTTCATTAACGAAAGTCTTATTCAAGACCCTAGAGAGTTTCTGGGAACTCTAAGACATGAAGGATGGCATACAGTTCAGGACTGTATGGGTGGTGGATTGAAGACATCATTTATGGCACAAGTACACCAGGATGCAGAGATTCCTGCTTGGGTGATGAAGATGACTAAACTCGCATATGAAAGTATGGGTCAAAGTCGTGCTGTGCCATGGGAAGCAGATGCTAACTGGGCGGAGGAGCAATCAAATCAAACTGTAAAGTATCTAGAGATGTGTGCCAAAGGACCACTTTGGGAGCAGGTAAGACCTACACCTATGACGATGGAATGGTTGATTGGTTGTGGATGGATGAATCCACAAGAAGGTTATAAGGAATATACACCAAATAAAAAGTCAGATTACTGTGTGGAGGGTAAATACTAAATATCTTTATAATGAATAGAACCAAGGATAAAAGTGACGCTAAGAAAACCATCAGATCTCTTTAATAAAAAAGAAACCTCTGGAGTTTTTAATTCTCCAGAGGTTTCTACGGAAATTACGGAAAGTTATGATCGTTTCCGTGATAATTTTGATAAGGTAAATAATCTATCAGAAAAGGTAGAACAACTATCTCAACAGTTATCTGAGAAGTTAAACAAAACTGACCTTGAGAATGCAATGCTTTCTCAGTTGATGGTTCTTGATGAGAATTTTAAGTCACTTCAGAATCAGGTTAAAGGATTAAACAAAGAAGATCTAAAAGAGTTTAAAACAACAGTTTCCAATCTCACAGAAATTGTTGAAGAACTTGTAGAAGACGAACTACCAAAATTCAAAAAACAATTCACCAAGAACCAAATTAATATCGGCGAAAAGTTTGATGAATTAAAAGAAGTTGTAGAAGAAAATATCTCAAGTATCAAAGAAGATGTAGATACTACTGTACATAATATTGCGGAAGTTATTGACAATAATCTAGAGTATTTCAACAATCAACTTCAAGAAACTCAAAGTAAGGTTAAGGCCACTTCAGAAACTTATAATAAACTTTCCAAATCTCTTGAAAAGAAAGTTGCGGAAGAAAATGAAAAGTTAGAAGAATATTCTCAGGTTATTAAATCTCTTTATGAAGCATTTGTAGAACTTGAGACATCACTTCAAGAAGAAACTTCTACACATCTTCAAGTGATTGAAGAGAAGTTTGAAACTATTTCTTTAGATGTGAGTTATAGGATTGATAATATCAATGAAAAAGTTGGGATTATTAAAGACAAAGTTTCTTCAGATATTTTAAATATCAAAGCAGATGTTGTAATTAATGAACAACATCTGAAAAAATTTGGTGAGAATATTCAAGAATATGATACTCGTTTAGAAGATGTAGATAAGTATCTTCAAGAAAATCATAAAGAATTAGTCGCTCTCAGAGAAGAAGTATTCGCAGAGATTGATCAAATTCCTGTTGGAAATCTTCAAGAGAACCTTGATCGTCTTGAGAGGAAGATTGATTTTATTAAAGAAACATATTCTCGCATTGAACCAGAAGTTGTTGTGCAGGAGGTCATCAAAGAAGGACTTCTAAATGAACCACCAAATACAAAGAACTCCGATCCACTCACACCACTTGATCAAAATTTTGTAACTTTAGACCAACTACAACAACACAATCGTCTGTTCCTCAATCGCATCCAACAACAACTCTCCACAATGGGTGGTGGTGGTGAAACAAAATTTAGATACCTGGATGATGTTGTTGGACTTGCAACGAATTCTGCTGCTTATGATGGTAAAGTTCTGTCCTGGAATTCAACAACAAACAAA